CTGTGGTCTCTTTATAAACTCCTCCGTTTATAGACGTAGCATAATATGAATACATGTTAACAGATGTATTCATAGCGGATAATATTCTGTCTTGTGAGACACCGTTCGCGAGTGTCAGCGCGTTCTGTGACGCAGCCAAACCCTTCTCAAAGTCGTCTCGGTTAGCTTTCTCTTTGTCAGACTCGATGGTTTCATCCACCTCCTCTTCTTCGTACAACTCCGGGTTAGTAGCTTCTAGTGTTTCTAAGACAGCGTCATCCGCCATCGGGTCGTACGGGTCGATGGTACTTTCTGCGCTCAGGAACGTAGTCGGGTCAACGTATCCGGGGCATATAGGGTTTGACTGAGGGTTGAAGCACTCATCTATCTGGTAGGTATAAACCAATGAGGCATTAGCCACTTGGCCCTCGCCTTCTACTTCAATAGACCCATCTCCCCAACGACTTATAGGGATGTTGTTAACCGAAACGAGTTTGTTGATTGTGTTGCCGGGAAGCCCCGTCCAATCGTCGGTCTCACGGAAGATGTAACCGTCGCCCGTCGCGTCTTCGTTCTGCAAGTGAACTAACATGCGATCAGCTGGGTTTTTAATTGTTGTGTAGCGATAGATCACTCCGTTGATGGAGAGACCCGGAGATGATGGCACAAGGGTGCCCATGCTCCAAGAGAAGCCGTTTACTACAGCGTTGCCCGTCGTCCCGTATGTGAAAGGATCACAGTAGGAGTAGCAGGGCCAACACGCTAAGAACGCCACCAGTACCCAAGAGGGTTTTTGTGTCGTCATCGAGCACCTCCTTAATTTCCGCTCCCGGTTGTCTATCGGGGTCGGCTTCCCATGCGGCCTTGGCGGTTGCGCCAATAAGACCTTCATATGGACAAGGAGTTCCGGCATCCATCATAGCGTCAAACACACGTTTGTCCTGACACATGACAGACACAGCGGCGACTTTCATGCCCATGTCGTATAATGTTTTTGCATTCTTTAACTTTTCACAGTTCATGTCTCTGACAGTAGAACCCATCGAGAGACCGAGAATTTGAGTTTGGACAGCACCCGCGACGCCAATGGTACACAGGTCTGAGTTTACACCGCCGTTAAACTGGGGTGCGATAGCAGAAGGCGGTGGAGAGTTGACGTTTGTCGTCACTTCTCCTGAGGTGTTAACAGTACTGTTCGTCGTGCTATCTGTGTAGATAACATCATCACCTTCTTCCTGCGCGAACGCAGTGCCGGTGAGGAGTAAAAGAGTACAAGCCAAAAGTAAGCGTTTCATTTCCTTAGCTCCACCAATCGGTCGAGTTTCTCGTCCAACCGTTCGAGCCGGTCGAGAACACGGTTAATGTCGGCGTGTACTTCTGTCTTTGTAACGTACTCTTTTGCCATCTCCTCACGTGTGCGGTTGACAAGGATTTGGATACGCTGAAGCTCAGCAACATAGTTGCGTAGGATGAATCCTATGATACCGATCAGGGCTGTTAGCCCTCCACTCCAAAGTAGTTCCATTTCCATCCGTCACTATTCCGCCGCTACAACTTCAGTCTCGCCATCGTCCTTCAAGGAAGATGCTAACATCTTAACAAATGCTTCCTTGCCAACAGTCAGTTGATCTACGTTGAAGCGTGCGTTAGATATTTTCCGCTCGAGGTCTTGCAAGTGGTTTACCATTGCGACTTGCTGTTGCGTTAAGTCGTCAATGTTATGTTTTACATCATCTACAATAATGGTTTTCTTTTCGTCTTTAGCCATTATATTTCTCCTTTGGATTAATGGTTATTCATTCCCGTCAGCGTCAGGGTCAGCGGCGGGTTGCCACGGAGTACCGTTAGCTTCTGAGGTCTTGCGGGCGACTTGCGCCGCTACTTTCTCGGTGCGTTGTGTCTCCATTGCAGAAACCGCATCTTCACCCAGAGAGTCTTTCACCCAACCTAAAACGGTTGCTTCAGTAAGGTCATCGTAGGCTACGAAACCATCAGCATCAGCATCTGGCTCTAGTTGCAGTTTTCCGCTTTCAACAGCAGAGCACTCTGTGTTGGTGTCATCCGCAGCAACACACTGCCAATACACCAATTTAACGCCGCCGGAGGCGACATCTCTTTTCATGTCCACTATGGACCACGTTACAGTTATAGCCATCGGTTTGTCCTCCTATCAGGCATATTAAAATTAATCATCTGACGCATCTATTCGCGCCTGCGCTCTAAGAGCTAAAACATCATCTGGTATTTCAGCTCCGGTCTCGGCCTTTCGCGTAGCGTACCAATCCGTGTCGGCAAGATACTGCAACGCGTCACCTTTAGCTTGTATCGCTACGGCCTGCGCAATTTGATCCTCTGTTAGAGGGGGTAGGCGCTCAACCTCCGGTATGTCAGAGTCTTCAATCGGGTAAGTCCCGTATTGGTCGTAGAACGCCTGTCGTTCTTCTGGTGTCATTGCCATTGTAAAATCCTATTAAAAAGCGTTATTGCCGTCGTCGCGGTGTTGCATAGCCACGACTGTCGCACCCGCTGTCGAGCTACCGCTATGGCTGTGGAATAAAATCTCGGCGAGTCCTTCAGTGTAACCTTGGTGGTTTACTTGCACCCGCAAACAGAGCGCCCCATCCGAAGCCCTGTAAGTGTGCAGTGCAAAACTGGAGTTATACCTATACGGGTAAAGCGCCATTTTGTTCAGGATCGTATGTCCACCGCTATAGTACGTATACCCGCCTATAACGCCTTCGTTTATACCGTAGCCATAGAAATAACCTTTAACGCGGAAATAGTGCATATTGCTAGTGGATGTGACGTTTGTCTTGATGTGACAGTATTGCGTGTAGGCTCGTATGTTTACGGTAGCAATCAGCTTTTCACCTACTAGGGGGAATTGGCTAACGTTTTTAGTATACGCAAGGTTAGTTGACGTAGAGTATGAGTTGGCGTTCGCCCCATTAAAGTGAGGAAGTCTTTGTTGGTGAGTTTTTAGATCAGTTATGAAGGTATGGTCTTCATATTCTTGCTCGTTAGTAAACACATTAGCCCGTGTCGTTGTAACAAGCTCCTTGCCTTCCAAGAGAGGGTAGCTGGACTCTCTGTACAAAGTGACGTTTGAGACCTCGCTCGCGTTTACGCGCATAGGCTTCCAGCCGTTCTGCTGGATTACGTTGCCTTGGAAGTGAATCGTTCTAGCAGATGAGCTGCTCATCTGAAACGCCCAATACACAAGACCGCTATAAGTTACTTTGTATAAATGATAAGGCCCAACCCAAGTTCGCAAATAGCTCGAATCCCAAGCGGTTTTGATATGAGCATGGATAACAGTTGCTTCGTTCCACGAAGAGTTTGTACCCCGTGTTACGTGGAATTTACCTTCTACCCCGGCGGCGTACTGCCCGTTGCTGCCTGTATCATCTGGAGCGACGAGGAAGTAAGTTACAGTACCATGAACTGACCCGGCAATTTCAAGGTTGGAGTAATACCTATAAGGGTTGCCGTAGCCAAACCCGCCTGTGCGAAGGCCACCCGAAATGTCTAACGTCGCGTCGGCGTGTCCCGTCGACTTAATACCCAAGCGGTCATTCGCAGCGTCTACGTAAAGCATGTTAGCTTGGTTGTCGGACGAAACTTGGAAATCGAAATCATGTTGGTCGTTGTTAATATGGAACTTGCCCGCCGAGATGACCGCTTTTCTCGTACCCCCTGTGCTGTGGGTTACTGCGTCATGCGTGTAGAACTGGATCGAAGTGGAAGGGTTTGCTTCATAAATAGCCCCCCCAATCACTACTCGGCTTTCAGTGCTTGAAGCGTAAAGCCCGACTACAGCTACACCCTCAGTCTCAGTAGCAGCGGTGTGGTGTGCGCCTGTGAGGTATGTCCATTTATCTCCGTTAGAGGTCGGCCCCATGTGGATGTTGCCGCCCGAAGTGTTACCAATGCCCCCCACATGGAGCGCCGCTCGCGGAGTTGATGTTTTTACGCCGACCCTATTTTCGTAGGCATCAACGAACAACATATGGCCTTGGCTAGCGGACTCAACTCTGAAGTCTACGTTGTTCTGCGCACCTTCGTTAACGGTCACATAGGTAGAATGCCATGTGAGGTTGTTTACAGGCGTGACAACAGCATCTTTAGTAGAGCCTGTACCCGCTACTGAAATAAGTTTGCCGCCGCTCCAAGGCTCGCCTACCATAACACCCGCACCGCTTATTGAGTTATGGGTATTTTGGGATCGTATAGTTATAGAAGGGTTCGCTGTTGAGTCATAGTGGCGATAAAGGTTTTGCGCAAACAAACCGGCACCGCCGGGGTCTGAAGAAATACTTGTCCATTGGCCGAGAGTTACCTCGGCTTTTGGGTACTTCATAATGTTAAGGACGGAGTTTGTGAGCGCCGAGTTTGTCCCAATAGAAACGACATCATGTTCGCCGTCCACATGGAATGTGTTTACATCATTTTCAGTAGAAATGCGGAAGTTCATATCCGCCTGAGCAACGTTCACAAAGACCCCGCTGCCATTGAACCGCATTTGGTCCGCAATTCCACCGGCGTTTCCGGTGTTGTACCCAAGGGCCAATGCTGCACTGTTCGCAGAGTTGATGTGCACGATACTAGAGGCGTTGTTTCTTATGCTAAATAAATCAGTACCGCCCTTTTGACCGGCAATAATAAAATCGCCGTTCACGTTCCAACGCATAATGTTAGATAAAGTGTGAGACGAATTGCCTATGTCCAAAACGTAGGTTGGAGCGCTGTTACGGATTCCTACCGCGTCAGTGCCTGCGTCCACAAACAAAGCGTGGGACTGGTTGTTTGTTTCAACCCTAAAATCGTATTCACTATTGCCGTCTTCGTTGAAGACCGCCGAACTGGTAGTCTGGAATGAATCACGTTGTGATGCCGGATTTGATAAAACTTTATGCCCGCCCGCAGGAGTGCCAGTAGCGTTATCCACGCTGACGATACCGCCGTTGCCCCCTTGGGCCTCGACAATTTGATACCCGTAAGCAACAGTTCCGCCTAACCCACTGTTGCTGTCATGGTAAACCTTAGCCCAAAGCTCCCGATGGTATCCATCAGCGGCAGCATAGAGCCGGACTTCAGAAAACAATTTCCGATACGTTTGGGAACTCCAAGAAAGGTGATCCCATGTCCGAGTCCAAGTTACTCGGGCTTCAATCTCGCCCTGCTCCTCAGCGTTAGTGCACCCAGCGTAGTACCGAATGCGGACTGATGTAGGGCTGTCTAACACAGCAAGTTTTATCCAAGTCTCGCCACCGGCGGAGGTTGCTATGCTTCCCGTTTTATTCTCATAGGACGATATATTTCCATACTGGAAATCGCTTGCTACAGTTACTTTGTCGGTTCCTGCGTCAACAGAAAAAACAGGTGACGCGCTATCTGAGTTTACTTTAAAGTCAATGTCCGCAGAAGTTGGGTTTACAGTTATAACGTCTTTGGCGATGTGCAGAACATCACGGGAGTTCTGTAGGTCTCTCCAGCGAATATACTCGTTGTTATGTGTCCCAACTAAAGTGTTTGAAAACCGCTGCGTCGTTCCGGTCTTAAATACGAACCCAGCGTTGCCGCCGTTTGAGGCGGTTTGAAGGGTTAGACCGCCATAACCTGTACCTGTGCCAGCCTCATAGACTAACGCACTAGAAAAGTCTGCTGCGCTACCGCTTTCGTATTTTGCGCTATTGAGGTTCGAAAAGTTATCGTCGACTTCAGTATTAGTTAGGGGCGAACCCTTACCAGCGCGTGTAGTTATCGTTGCCATGGATTACACCCCTAACCGTTTTAAGATGCTGACAAAGTGATAGTCCAAGTCACGGACATCGTGTCATCAGCTGCTTTGTTTACGACGTTAAATTTTGTGCGACATAGCATGTCACCCGAACTTGCTGCGTTGAAGATACCGGCCTCAGTGACCGCACCTGTTGCATCGCCAGCTTCAAAAGAAGCCTCGTAAACAACTTTCTCGTTATTTGAACCCGAGATGGAAGTTGTATCTAGCGCTTCACGAGAACCCAAAATAGACACAAGGTCTGTTTGGCTCGCTGCCGCAGCGGTAGTTCCTGACCCTAGAGCCATGTGTGACATTGCACCCTTAGTGGTATCCTTCATGCGTGACGCAATGTACGCAAGTCCAGAATTCACGACGAGGTTTTTCAAATCTCGCGAGTCTTTGACGTTTCCGGCCTTGTCCTTCAGGACGATATTAAGCTGGCCGGAGAGCTTCAAGTTTTCGTTAATCATAACGATCTCCTTCAGAACGTAGTGGAAGCTCCGACAAAGTCTTCCGCAAAGTAAGTGAAATCAGAGTACCCCTGACTCCTCAATGACCCCGTGTCGGTGCTCGAGGCCAAATCCAGTACCACCTTTCCGGGTGATACTACTGTCGCGTCTCCTAAAAGGGCGCTGTCTGAACGTAATCTCGCAAGAGACTTCGCCAGAGTTTCGCTTGCTACAGGTATATCATAAATCTGTTTACCTGTAACCATATTTGTACTGTCAGACGTATTTGATGTGTCTGAGAGCGGTTTTCCTATAGCCAGAAGGTCATTATCAACGACGCCACTGGTATCGGCAAACGCCCTATCAAAGTCGACCTGACGCTCAAACACATCAATCGCAGTCGCGACGTCTGTTTTAATTTTCGTAAACTGCATCTCTTGGTCATCAAGAATGGAAGCAGTTCCGTCTACATCGTCGGTAAAGCTGACTGTGTCACTAAGTTGTTTTGTGCTTACTTTAGAATTAATCGCATCAGACGCCACTGGAGCCTCTGTAAGCACTTTTCCTATTGTAAGTGTATCAATGGCCTCGGAAATGAAACCGTGGTCAGAGAGCGCCTTAGCGAAGGCTATAACGTCATCGTCAACAGCGCCAACAGGGTCAGTTGAAACTTTCTTAGCAAATAAGAACGCTTGGTCGCCCGCGCTGGCTATTATCTCAGCAATAGGTTTACTGGTTGCGATGGAATGAGCTTCAGAAAGCGAAGCTGCATCATCGAACGCTGTACCAAAGTTCTTCTGTAAAAGGTCTAGTGTGGCAACAACCTCGTCTGCGGCCTTCTTCGTGAAGATAACCACGTGGTCTTCAGTGCTTGTAACTTGGTCAGAAAGTATTTTTGCAAACGCTAGTGTGTGCGCATCAACAAGCGCAGAGTCATCAAGTAGAGGCTTGCCAACAGCAAACGCAGGCTCGTCTAGTGCAGTTGAGTTGTCAGACTTACCAAGGCCAGCGCCTAACGAAACGCTCTCGCTTACTGAGGGGGTTTCCCCGTGTACCTTCTTCGTGAATATGAACGCATGGTCTCCCACGCCAGAGACACTGTCGTTGAGCGCCTTAGCGAACTCGAAGTAGTACGGGTCACTGGTTGTGATGGTCTCAAAAGCGTTTTTAACAAACTGTAGACGCTCACTGTCTGTTACATAACCAGCGTCATTGAACGCTTTAATAACCCCTTTGGACGCAATATCCGTAATGTCGGCGTCGTCCAGTAGCGGCTTGAAGAAGTCGAATATAATCTTGTCTGACGGGCGTGAGCCGTCATCAATATAGAAGGTGTCAAGGAACGAAGCGAAGAGCAGGAAGTTGCCTAGCTCCGCTTTTACAACGTTTTGGTTAATGTTTACCGAAGTTTGCGTAAGTACGTTTAGCTGCTCAAACTTAGCAGATAACGCATTAACAAGCTCGACAGACCCTAACTTCACGCAAAGTCCTCCCGAATTTTGAATTTGAGTTTATCGAACAATGTCTCACGGACACCGCTGCTTCTAACAACCTCAATCTCACCTTCGTAAGTACCAGCATCTACCTCTAGGTCTCCAACGCTCCACTGGAGTACAGCGACACCTGTGTCTGCCGTCTCAGGGTTAATGAAGAACTGTCTGGAAAACAGAACGCTTTCAGCGCCCGCTTCTCTGAAGTGCAAAGTAACTGTAGCACTGGTCAAGTCGACCGGTGCGTTATCATCTTCGTTCGTAAGGGTTACACGAATCTGTGGACCGGTATCTCCTTGAACGTATTTAAATATCTGTGCCATTAAATCCCCCTGCGAACGCTGGCTTTGTCAAACCCAACCATCTTGGCTCGAAGACTAGCGCCGCGTGTGTCACGGCCTTTAGCGTCGGTGGCGTGCTTGTAGAATTCGGACTTGTAGTAAGCCGCAAGGTCAGGGTTGGTCCATTCTTTGCCGGGGATTATCGCTAAGCGAAATATAGCCCCACAAGCGATTGAGCGACCATATGATTCAAAGATAAAGTCCTCCACGCCTGTAGCTGACAAAGATGGTTTAATTACACCGGTGCCCTCGAACTCGTACTTGCCGTCGGGGGTTGGGTAAAACCTAATCTGAGAGTCTTGGTAGATACTAAAAGACATGGGACGCCCGTTGGCTACGCCGCTGGGCAGGTCGAAATGACGGTCTGACACACGGTTTACCGCTGTCCCGTTTATATAAAGGACTAAAATGTCCTCCAAAACAGAACGAGTGGGCACCTCGACTTCGTACTCAGAAGTATTTCTACTCGTGTAGTCCTTATCAATGTCATAACGCCATATCTGACTGACCGCACAAAACTCAGCTGCCGCTTCTTGCAAATGAGTTTCGATGATTATTTCCGGGCAGCCCGGAAGCAGGGGCTGTATATACGGAAGAAAACTAGCCCATGCTACTGCCATACTATGTCACCGAACTCATGTTAGAGGGCGATACCGCCGAATCTACTTGGTTTTTGGTAGCCAGCGCTGCGTTAAACGCACCGTAAGCCGCCTGCGCACGCTGCTCGTTCGCACCGTATTCAGCGTCTTTCGAGTACGCTCTGTACAGAATCCAGTCTATCATCGGGGACATGTAAATGTCGTCCAGTAGAATGGTTGTCGCATCAGTACCTGCCGGGTCGAGTTGAGCTTCTGTCAACGTAGTTGCTCCCGGAGAATCCGTGTAAACAACTTCGATCTCAGCGGCTGTTGTGGCCGGTGGGTAGACAAAGAACTCTTTCGGCTGACGAGGGTCAAACGTATAGTGCTGGATAGATGTCGTACCAGTCTCAGCGTGCCATGCAGGTCGCTGATCGTCCAGAACACTACGAGCAACAAGGCGAATAACCTTGTACCCTGAGTTGGTGGCTAAGTTTCGTGTCACATCCAGCAAGCGGAGACTAGACGGGAACTCAGCTGTGAGAACCTGCCGTGTACCTGCTGCGCAAGTGAATGAGCCTGTTTTGGCGTTAGCGTCAGGACGTGCAAGAGTAATGGCGAGGTAAGACTCGTTCATCCAGTTCTGCAATTCCGTACGCGGCCACCGAATATTGGTGTCCTGTAGGACATCCTCTACCCGTCTGATAATGTCCGTGACTTTTACGGTAGACATCCGTTACCCCCTATTCGCTAGATTTGGGTGCAGCGGCAGCTTTAGCTGTCTTCGACTTAGTATTCTTAGCTTTAGGTGCGGGAGCGGGCTTAGCATTCTTAGCCATCTCTTCGCCTTCGGCAGTTAGAACCATCTTGTCGCCGATTACTTGGGCTACAACCACGCGTGAACCGTCGACCTTAGCTACTGCCTTATTGGCAACAACCTCAGCGTCTACGGCGTTTATAAGATCAAATACATCCATAATAACCTCCAAAGTTATAAGAAGGGGGGCGAACCCCCCCTCAAAGGGCTATTAAGATGCCGCGCCTACAATCGTAGTAATCAAAGCCTCAGGCTTGATGACCTTGCGGCCATAAACGGCTAGGCCACGAACGATGTCGCCAAAGTCCGTTTGATTACGAAGAGGTTCAGTT